TATCAATGCTGTCAAAGATTAGCGGTCCTCTCTCCTTGTTTGAAAACTTCACATCAATAGACACGTCATCAAACCAGAGGTCGACACCGCCATCGGTGGCAACATTAACTATTGGTAAGTCAGTATTTAATAGTCTGGCTACAGCGAACTCGGCTTTGAATCCCCAGATGTTTGCTTCTTGGCGAGACTGAGTTTTATTTTCTAGCCTTGGCGACACGCCCTGCATCTCAACAAGCTTGACGGTATCAAGACCCATTAGCTTTGCGGTGTGTGCATCTTGCTTGCTGATTGTGACGAGCATGTCAGGGTGATAGGTTGTGTTGCTGATAGGATTCTTTGTTAAAAAAATCAATAATCGCTGACTTACTTATCACAAACTCACAGGTCTTTTTGTCGATTGCAAGATTAGAGTTAGCTCCCAGCGTCGACCTTATCTCTTTAATAAAACTATTACGCTCTTGTAGTGTCGCAAATGCTTTCGTCATGTTGCCCAGCCCATCGTCAAGGTCATTAACTCGCGCTAAATAAATTTTTATCTTGTCGCCTTTAGTTTTTGAATTGGGTTTGTTATTTTCTTCTGGTACATCGTATGTCCACGCATATTTTGGGAAACATTCTCTCATTTTTCTATCGATGTAATTGTAGTAATCATCGGAGTCAACCTTAATTCCACGCTCCAAAGCCTTCGTGTGTAAACCATATGCTAATGATGTCATTGCTTCGTTGCCCTCCTCTAAAAACCACGGATTATTCTTTGCCCATTTTTTGGCTTTTCTGCTGGGCTTTGACTTTTTTTCTGGGACATCTGAGTGCGTGTGTGTTAGTTCGTCAATTTCTTTCATATTAACTGCCTGTCGTTTTGTGGGATGATGCGACCAGAATTAAACAACTTTAACGCGCCGTCACCAGCATTCAGATATGAGTCAAGTATCCATGATCCATCACCCACGGTATTTGAGTCTGAGATTGTAAAGCTCATCAGTCAGTCACCCTTGTATCAGCGGGCGGCACTGCAAATCCCATCTCAGCGGCTACTCGTATCAGCGCATCAACTAGTTCAGAATATTCTTTGACACTTGCAGAGCTACTGCGCTTGAGAGGTCTTCGGCGTAAACCAAACTTGGTCTGCACCTCCTCACTGCCATACGTAATGCACAGTAATTCATCGTGCATCTCATCAGGTGTAAGTCCGCAATGCTTTGCAAACTGACCACACCACTTGCGATAGTAGTTCTCTTGCGGACGAGTCTTGAATCTCATTGGAGGCTTAATAGTTAACATAAGCCCCTCGTCCCCCATTGTGTTCCACATGGAGGTCAGCTTGATGTAACCATCAGGCGAGCGAACCGCAAGCTTTTGTAGCTGTTCGAGCGCCCACTGATCCTCCTTGTGAAAGACAAGTTCCATTACTAAAGAGAAAAATCATCCGCAAAAGGCGATGGCTCTTCTGCTTTCTTTTTACGTTCGCCCATCCAGATTTCTGGCTCGACACCCACGGACTTACTGCCATCATCGCCATAGTTCAACCATGCAGACATGTCTATCTGAAGTATGGGTTCTTCCCCTTTAGCTTGATAACGCTTGTATAACTCGATCAGCGATTGCAGTTCTTTGGTAGTCAACTTGTAGTTGCCTTTGAAATCTGGCTGTCGCCCAGTCTTGGTTGCGTTGTGATTCAAATAGAATCTATTGCCCTTTACTTTTTCGGTCATTGTCCCTCTCCTAGTTGCTTTAAAAATACTTGGATTGCATTTCTGAGTCGCTGTCTTTCTTCTGGAAAATTATTCTCGAGATTGACAACCAATGTTTCATTTCCTTTGAACATGTCTTTAGCTTCATCGGCGTTACTGCACATCGCTCTCATGAGGTCGATCAGTGAGTCGACTGCAATTCTGGCTTGATCAATATCTTTTGGATCGTCATCTATTACAGGCTTTTTCTTTGCTGGTTTTTTTGTTTGCTTTAAATCTCCAATAGCCTCGCTTAAATCTTCGATTGGCGTTTCGAGATCTTTAAAGTCAACCTTTGCTGGAGTTTCTTTTTCTGCTTGGTTGCCATCGTCATCTTGTGCGGCAGAGATACCGCATGCCATAGCCAACGAGTATCGCTTGGCGTATGTGATGGCAGATCCGTACCCCTGTGGCGTGGCCTTCTGTGCGGGAACGGGGACAGGTCCGGTCGATATCTCCTCACCATACCCGTAAAACACGGTTTCTATGGCAATGCCATTGTCGATAGGCAATGACTTTTGCATAAACCAAATGCCATTGTTATTCAGCGCTGGTTTTACTGCGTCGATGACAGATTTAAGTGATGCAAACTTGGATTTGAACTGCGGGTTAGTCTCGTCCAAATTTGCGTGATCCATTTCGGATTGTGCTTGCGCTAATGCTTGCACTAAAGTTTTGTGTGTTGACATACCGCCTCCTAGTTTTGTGATGAAAAGGGATCTTTACCCCAGCCCGAAACATCGAGTCTGAATTTTTTGGGATCAAGATCGAAATACCTGTGCAAGGCTCTTTCAATTGAGCCTCTAATTTCTATTGGTTCTAGTTGTTCGAACAGCAAGATCGGCATGCTGAGTAAAGGCATGCGCTCTGCCCGATATATAAATGTGAACTCTATCTGGCCGCGCTGATTTAAAGTTGCCTTTAACCCATCTAGTTTTGTGAGTTGAAAGATGGCAATCATTTTGTGGTCTACACTATTCTGATCGAGCATTGATCTCTCCTTGATACTGATCACACCAGCCAGCCACCCCACACCAGTTTTGTTCGCATCGCGTGGCACTCCCCTTTCGCTCTTCAACAAAGTGCTCTTTGCCCATCTCGATTGCATGCTCTTCAGCACTTTCGTAGCTGTCATGTATCTTGATGGCACGTACGCGGCTTTTCTTTTTGACTGCATAGGTGGTTGGCTTGACCCAACGCTCACTGTCTGAGCACTGTGGCAACATCTCTGCAAAATCCCAGTCCATGTGTGCGGACTGATGTAGTGCAACCCGTGATTCGACATATTTGTCTTGGTCTTTTTCTGCCCACAACGGTATGTCGATTATCATGATTGGCGACTCTGGATAGTTGCCGCCTTCCTCTGCTTTTCTTCTTTGCCAGTCGCGCAAGATCGCAATGATTCTTAACTGTTTCACGGGTAACTGTTTGGCGTGACGCACAAGCCATGCGTATGAGTTCAGTTGTCTGTGCCACTCCACCTTGGCATTGATGACAGACCACACGGAAGTCACCTTGTAATCGCTAACGATTACACCATCAGACTCAACATGCTGAAGATCTATTGCGCCAGAGACTTTCCAGTCTTGAGTTGTGTGGAATAATCGCTCTTCACTAATGCACGTACTGTCATCAACCGTTGCGTTCTCGAACATGTTATGCACTGACGTACCAAATCGACTCCACAAAAAATCTACAGCATCTTTTTCAATCTTGTCGTGATGATGATTTCTTAAGATGCCCACCCGTGGGCTGTCGATTAGCGAAGTAACTGAGATGTCACTGTCACCACGCGAATAGTTGTCCACGGTTAGCGCGTTGACAACGACTGGCGGCAGATTAAATTTATTACTAATCGGCATTAACATCATCCAGCCTATAAACAGCTACGCCAATCTGACCATTCTCGTCGGGTTCGTGACGCACACTGAATCTCATTTCGGGGTGATCGTTTTGTAGCCTAGAAATCCTAGATCGTAGCGCTCTAGATTTGCGTACGGTATGCTGGTCATCGTCAGTAGGGAGATGAAAAAAATGATCAGGCTCTATCCCCTTCAGTATCTCTCCGATGTTTGCAGGGAGAAACTCTCGATTGCTCCGATGGTCTGGGCGAGGTTTCCCCTTTTTGATTTTGATAGGGTTTGATGTGCTTTTCATGCCAAGTCTCTCCGTTTTGTTCCAACTCGATCAAATATTGACTGATCTTGCTCATGACATACTACCTACTCACTTGAGTTATGCCAAGTGTATGATAAAGTACAACGCATGACAAGCATATGCTTCACAGTGATTGGCGAGCCAGCGAGTAAAGCAAACTCACGTCGTCTAGTTCAAATCAAAAACAGACCAGCGTTTGTTAAGTCTCACAAGGCTCTTTCTTATGCCAAGACTTTTAAGCATCAATGCCCATGTCTTGGTGATGGAATGCTGGAGGGTGACGTGTGGGTTGATATCAAAATTTACTATGCGAGTCGTCGTCCAGATCTCGACGAGTCAGTAATCCTCGATTGCATGGAGGGTTTAATTTATGAAAACGACAGGCAAGTTAAAGAGAAGCACATCTACTGGGATCTCGACAGAGAAAACCCACGAGCAGAGATCGTGGTGGGGACTGCCGATGACAAAATCGCTGGACGCGAGCATCGTTATTCAAGCGATTAAAGACCTTGTTAATGACAAAAAATCAGAGCGACTAGCCGCGCTTCAATTTTTTTTAGCAAACGGACATCGAGACTTGTGCGAAAGAGCGGGATTGAATCAGGAAGAAATTACGAACAGCGTGAAAGAAATTTCTAAGCATGACGGTGTTCGGCGCGACAAGCTCGTAAAGGATTTGTTGGATGATCTTTCTAAAAACTAGAAGTACAAATAGGTCTAGAAGTATTCCTAGTTTATTTAAGTATTTAGCAGTACTTCTATATCTAGGAATATTCCTAGTGATTTTAACACGACTAACCTTGGGGGTTATATGTCAACACTTGATCTGGAGAGTCTACTTCAAAACGTCACAACATCTACACGATACATCTGTCCCGTCTGCGGCCCGAACCGAAAAAAGAAAAACGAAAAAACGCTTAGCGTTACCTTTGAAGACGGAGATGTAATCTACTATTGCCATCACTGTCAGATTAGTGGGCGCAAAACCAAGGCTCCGTTTTATGAGGAGCATCTCAGCAAACCGGAGAGCAAGGTCCGCGCTATCAGTGTGCCCAAGCAAATAGATCAGACCGACATCAGTGCATTCCTAAATCGCAGGGGCATTGACTATTCAGCGGTCAAGGATAAGTACAGAGTCGTGACGGGCAACCGTTACTTTCGTGGGCATGGCGATCTTTTGGATGGCGATGTTCAAGCGATTGGGTTTGTCTATGGCAACGATGAGGCCGTTAAGTGGCGAGCGGTTGAGGATAAGCGGTTTACTCAAGACGGTGCGGCACGAACTTTGTGGGGCATCGACAACGCAAGACGAGCATCTGAGATAGACGCAATCGTTATTACTGAAGGTGAGATCGACTGCCTTACGGTTGCACCCGCACTGCCAGAAAATTTTTACGCCATGTCCGTGCCGAACGGCGCACCGCAACGAGTATCTAATCGGGTGGTGGACGCAACCGAAGACACTAAGTTTAGTTACATCTGGGATGCCAAGGACGTGCTGTCTGATTGCGATAAAATAGTCTTGGTGACTGACAATGACGAGGCGGGTGAGGCGTTACGTGAGGAGCTTGCTCGCAGGATCGGCAGGGCCAAGTGTTACAGCGTGATCTATCCTGATGATTGCAAAGACGCTAATGATGTTCTGAATAACTATGGCATGGATGCTGTTCGCGGACTGATCGACTCGGCGGAGGCGTTACCGCTCGAAGGGGTATATCAGGTCAGTGATTATCGACAGGAGGTTCAACAGCTTTATCAGAACGGAATGATCGGTGGCCTCTCTACGGGTATTCACTCAATAGATAACCTATTTACTATAGTTCAAGGGCAACTTTCTATAGTCACCGGATTGCCCGGATCCGGGAAGAGCGAATTTATTGACCAGCTAATGGTTAATTTATCGCAACAGTACGGATGGAAGTTCGCCGTTGCCTCTTTCGAAAACCCACCTGCCTTACACATCGCCAAGTTAGCAGAGAAGATTTCTGGCAAGCCGTTCTTTGATGGACCCACAGCGAAGATGTCAGAGACTGAAGCAAGCACTACGCTGGACTACATCCATGAGCACTTCATGTTTTTAGAACAGCGAACAGGCGAGGCCGCAACGATTGATTCGGTATTGGATAGATGTCAGCAAGCGGTGATGAGGATGGGTGTCCGTGGGTTGGTGATAGATCCTTATAACTACATCGCCCAGTCTCAGAAGGCAGACAACGAACATCAAGGCATCAACGATATGTTGACGCGCCTTGTCGCATTCGCTCGCGCACAAGGCATTCATATCTGGTTCATCGCACACCCAGCTAAGATGCCGACTGACCAAGAGGGCAGGACAGCAGTTCCAAAGGGCATGAATATCTCTGGGTCAGCCAGCTTCTTTGCCAAGGCAGACCTTGGTGTGACGGTGCATAGAAATAAGAATGGTGATGTCGAAGTGCATTGTTGGAAGGTTAGGTTTAAGTGGTTGGGCAAGTTGGGTAAGGTGACGCTCGATTATGATGTCCCGTCCGGTAGGTATAGTGATCAGTCTATTGATATCGACATTGATATTTCTACAGACCTAGCGAGGTCATATCATGAAACAGAAAAAGAATGGTACTGATCTCAGCGACATAGGAACAAAACAACTACATTCCAAGCATGATGTGCGTGTTGAGAAGATTGACTCTGGCCTAGTCCGTGCGACGGTCAGAGATCAGCTTGTAATTGATGTGTATTTATTTGATGACATCATCACTGTCAACCAGCACGCCGAAGCAGAGAGACTATTGGACTTGGCTCAAAAGGCAGGAGTTTTCTTGAGGTCTGTTGATATGGGTTCGATTGTTAGCGGGGGTAGTCGAAGTGATTTGGCGGGAAGTGGGTTTGTTCGATGGCGTTATGCGATGAGCGATATTCGTCGTCGCTACGGTATGGAGGGAGTGCAGGTTGTGCAGGATTGCATTGTAGAAAACAAGTTCATAAAAGAGGACAGGCTGGAGTTACTCATTCAAATATTGAGTACTGAATAGAAAAGGGCCTCTGCGTTTTTAAAACAACAGAGGCAAAAAGGAAGCTGTGTTAGATGCCCCCCGCAACTCAAGTGGACTTTGGAATACACAAGAGCGCGGGAGGCGTTGACCTAGGAGGGTCAAGGGTCACAACACCCACCCTGAATATACTGATCAACATCATCCGTGTCTAGTTTATTTCAATGGCGTCGTGTCTGTATCCAGAGGCCATTGAAGATAACGGGCTGTATGATCTCTAATCCAGAGTGCTCGTTGTCAGGCGTTAACATTTCTGAGGTCAGATCGGAGCGAAGAATAACAGGGTAGTTGATCCTATTAGCATGAAGTACGGCGACCTCAAGGGCCGCCCGTATTTCATTTAGCTCGCTTTCGCTTAGGTTGTTTGGTACGTAACTCACTGACAATAAACTCCTTTACTGTGCCCTGAAACGCGGAGCCGCGCTCGTTGAATGCAACCAAATCCTTCATGTACAAATCAGTCGGAAGGATTCCCTTATCTATTGCGTCACCAATAATTTCTGACCAGTCCTCATCGTCACCGTTTGCAAACACGCTACGGCATACCCGACTGCGGATGGGCGTCTTGTTAGTACGCAAGTAACCTACCTTATTCATTGTCATCCTCCCTGTGAAAGCGAATGTCTGTTTCTTCAGCGACCAGAATGCCTATCCACACTGCGGCGATAGACAACAGGAACGCCAGTGATAAACCAAACCAAATTTCTAGCATCATGATGCTTTCTCCTTAGTCGTGTGTGTATCCAGAGGCTATTGAGGATATCGCCTCCTCGATAGCTTTCTTGGCGGGGTCACAACCATGCTGAAGTGACAGGATGGTTGTGACCTCTTCAATTGTCATGCGCCTACCGTACATGTACACCCGTCGTTTGCCATCGGTGTCCGCAGGTTTCTTGTAGGCGTCAGCAATTGTGCGGACATGACGTTTCAACCATCGCTCGTTGTTTGCATTCATGAGTTGTCCTCCTCGTCATCCGACTTAGATATTGGTCGCTCAGTGTCGATAAAGAA